CGGCTTCGGCGCCCCACCGCCACGACGCACCATCGGCGTGTGGTTCGGCCTCTACAGCCGCGACAACGAGCACGAGCCGCTGGCGGTGAACCGCACGCCGATCACCTGCGCACCGGGGCAGGATCTGGCGCGGCAGGCGGTGCGCCATGCACGGCAGCTGCTCGGCACCCGGCCCGAGGTGTTTGAGGTTTTGGCCCACCGTGGGCCTCACCAGGAGCCCCGCAGCGGTGACGACGTGATCGCCCGCGTGTGCCGGGAGCCATTTCGCGATTGCAGGAGGTTGGGATGAGCAGCACGCAGACAGATTGGCGGGGGCTGTGTGAGGAGCTGGTACTGAGCTGGGATGCGGACGGCTGCGATTGGAACCCTCAGCACCAAGCCCGCTGGAATGCCACCGTTGACCGCGCCCGCGCCGTCCTGGCCCAGCCGGAGCATGAGGCGGGGCCGACGGACTGGCGGGTGGACGTGCTGAGCAAGGCTGGTTTGGCGATGTCTGATGTGAAGGCATACGCCGCTCGAACCTGGCCGCACGCTCCCGGCGAAATCAACGATTCCGAATGGCAAGAAGGCCTGGTCGATCTGCTTATTGGTGCACTTGACGAGCTGTGGTTGTCCCGCCCCGCCCCGGCGCCTGCTGGGGAGGTGGCGGAGTTGGTGGCGTGGTTGCGAGATCACGCTTACGTCCTAAACCCATCGGCAGAGCGCAAGGCCCGCCACATCTGTGACCTGCTGGAGCAGCGCCAGGCCGCCCCGGCGCCTGCTGGGGAGGTGGCGGAGTTGGTGGCTGCGCTTCTGCAGGTCTCCGATGGAGCCAGCGCCCGTGGCGACGAGGGAACCTCCTGGATCACAGCTCGCGCCGCCGACCTGCTTAAGCGCCTCGCATCACCTGCCTGCCTGGTTCTCGACTCCAATCCCGAAACCATCGCTGCACTCAAGGCCGCAGGCCCCGGACGGATTGAGCTGCTCCCCGAGGATGCCCAGATCATCGAGCCCACCGAGCACACCATCCTGGTGCCTGTCCCGGTGCCGGTGCCGGTGAGTGAGCGCCCGTGGGAGCGCGAGGGGTGGTGTGATGAGTCGGGTAGGTGCTGGATGGGCTGGCCCGGAGGTTTTGACTGCTGGGTAGGCGTCCTTCCTTCTTACAGGTATTGCCGGCCTCAAGATGCACTCTCAGCAGTTACATCCCTCCCCGCCCACGCCCTGCCGCTGCCCAGCGGGGAGGTGGGGTGATGAGCACCATTCCAGCGTGCTCCAGATGTGCCGACCGTGTGCCAGACCCGGCAGAGCGTTGGCCCGATGCCGCCGATGGCACCCTCTGTCAGGAATGCTGGGAGGACCAGTCTTCCCGGCTTTGGTGGGCCATGGTGCGGTTGCTGCCAAGCGGGGAGGTGGAGTGATGCGGAACTATGCCCCATCCGAACTGGCTCTCATTGTTGGCAGATCGTATATGCACCAGCACATGGCCAGTGATGATGTTTGCGGCCCCGTCCATGTGATTGCTGTTCACGTCGGCAGCGATGCCGTCATTGTTTCTGGTGATCAGCACGCGGGGCAGTGCTACTCACTGCCGGCTTCTGTCACTTTGTTTCAGCTTGCAAGTCCCAGCGTGGAGATGGAGCCATGAGCAAGCCGCCGCTGTGGGAGGTGATGCGCCGCGCCTACGACACGTCTCCGCCTGCACCTGCAGATGCCGACAACGACTGGACAGACCGTCACGGCTACGCCGCCGAGATCCGCGCCCTGCGTGACTGGCTGGTGCCAGTTGACGAAAATGGCGACCCGATCGGGTATCTCACCTGTGCTCAGGTGGAAGATCGGCTATGGATTCGATCAATTCTCACCGCCGAGGCCGACCGCGCCGAGCGGGGGGAGGTGGAGCGTGGCTGAGCTGAGCCCTGCCGCGCAGGCGGTGCTGACCGCTGCATCTGTTGCCAAGGATCACGCGCAGTGCCCCATCGCCGCCGCCCTGCGTGCTGCTGTCGCCACTGGTGGCCTCAAGACTCCCGGCGGTGGCGTGATCCTTGATGGCAACTTCCTGCTCGCCATCGCCGCCGAACTGGAGGGCCCCCATGGATAGACAGGGAATCTTCGTCGCCGTCGCGCTTTTGCTGGCCGTTCAGATCAGCATTGCTATTTGGTGGATCCCGCAAAAGTGGGCCGCTTGCGGACGCCTTTACGACAATCGCCCGGCACGGGTCGTCTGTGTTCTGGGCAACTCCTAGCCACCTCCTAATTTGGCGCAAACTAGGAGTTCACTAGCACATGCCCGGCCCGTCACAAGCGGCGCCGGGCTTTTTGATGCCTAGCCTTGTGGCATGGCAAGCATTCGTGAGCAGATCCTGGCCGAGGTTGCGACTCGACTTGCGGCGACGACTGGCGTTGGGCAACGAGTGTATCGATCAAGGGCAGAGGCTGTATCGCGCGGCGAAATGCCATGCCTAATCATCGAACCGATCGCGGATCCCGCTGCTCCAATCGGCGGCATGTGCAAGGTTGACCGGCGATTGAGCATCAAGGTCGCAATCCTCGTCCACGCAGACGTGCCCGATCAAGCGGCGGATCCGATCTTGGTGGATATGTATTCCCGCCTGGTATCCGCTGGCGATCAAACGCTTGGCGGGCTGGTGATTGACGTTAAGCCACTAGGGGAAGACTTTCAGTTTGCGGCAACTGATGGAGTGATTATCAGCTCCTACGAGATATGGTATCGGCATGACTCCTTCGCGCTCGCGAGCGCCTAGACTCCAAACATGGCAGACCCAAACATCTTCATCGTCGATACCAGTAATACCGCTGATGTGACCGGCGTGATTTCCGACGAGGTTGCCGCACCAGTCGAACCCAAGCCCGCCGACGAGGCGTTGACCGATGCCCCTGAGATCAAAACAGCGCCTCGTCCTCGTAAAGACTGAGGGCAGCACTTACGGAACAGATTCGTCCCCCACCGGGTCGAATGCGCTGTTCATCAACGATGACATTCAGCTCACCGCGCTGTCCGGTGATACAACGCAGCGGCGGATCATTCGCCCATACATGGGCGCCTATCCAACGCTGATCTCCAACACGCAGGTTGGCATCAGCTTCAGTGTTGAGCTTGCCGGATCTGACGCCGCCGGAACCGCTCCACGGATTTCCGATTTGCTGCGCGCCTGCCGCACGTCGCAGACCGTTACAGCTGCAGCGCTTACCGGCACAGCAACTGCCGGAGCCGCCAATTCGATCACCCTTGCAGCCGGCACTTCCGCTGTTGACAACTTCTACAACGGACAGCTGGTCAGCATTACTTCCGGCACCGGCAACGGCCACACCGGCATCATCACCGCTTACAACGGCACGACGAAAGTTGCAACTGTCGCCCCAACCTCTGCGACGTTTGTCCCTGGCGCCTCCAGCCAGTACAGCATCGCCGCGAATACTTCGTTTAAGCCAATTAGCTCTATTGATGGCATCGCGGATACGTCGGTCACGATCTGCTATAACATTGATGGTGTGCAGCATAAGTTGCTTGGCTGCCGAGGAAACGCGGCATTGAACTGCAATCTGGGTGAGATTCCCAGTATTACGTTCACCATGACCGGCGTTTATACGACACCGACCGACACCGCCCAGTCCACCTATACGCTTGCATACGCTAAACAGGCTGATCCGGTTGTATTCCGAGACGATAATGTCAAGGGCTTCCGCTTCTTCGGCCAGTCTGGATGCCTGCAAATGGTGTCGTTCGACTTTGGCAACCAGATTGTCTATCGCGAGCGAATTGGCTGCACGAAGCGCGTTGACCTGATTGACGCTCAGGCCAGCGGGCAGGTGATGATGGAGGCAACCACCATGGCGGCCTTTAACCCGTTCACCACCTCGTTGACGGAGGGAACCTACGGCTCCCTGAGTCTTGTCCACGGCCAGTCTGCCGGCAATCGTGTTTCGCTTGTCGTGCCCCAGGTTGATCTTGGGCAGCCGTCCTACTCGACGGATAACGGCGTCGAGATGATCAACCTGCCATTCACCGCTCCTCCGGCAGTGGCGAATGACGACTTCTACCTCGTTTACTCCTGATGGCATTCGTCCGCAAAAAGGTCACGACCTACAAGTGGCCTGTCCCCGTTTTCTCCCCCGCCGATGGTGGGGGCTTCAATAAGGAAACGATTGACCTTGAGTTTCTGCGCATCAGCCGCAGCGAGCTTGAGAACATGAAGGACAACGTTCAGCTTCTCAAGAAAGTCATCAAGGGCTGGGCCGGCTACAACGACGCGGACGGTGAAGCGATTCCGTTCAGCGCTTCCGCCCTGGAGGAGCTGATGGAGGACACGTCGTTTGTCCCGTGCGCTGCAAAGGCCTACTGGGACTCGATGAACGGCGCCGCTCAACTGGGAAACTAAAAGCTGCCGCTGAGCACTGGGCCGGCGGCGGCGACGAGAGCGGCGACAAGTCAAAGCTGATGGAGGATGCCGCCGCTTTAGGTGTCATCCTCGTTAGCGATGAAAAGGAAGAAAAGAAGCCAGAGCATTTTGAGGTCTGGGAAGAAAACTGGCCGATCCTTGAGATGTTCCTCCGACTGGATTGGAGGTTCACGATGGGTGAGCGGACTGGCCTGAACTACCAGACACTAGAATGGTTATGTAGAGTATTCAAGGTCGAAGACATTCCCGAGATGTTTGACGGGCTTCGATCCATGGAACTCGCGGCGCTAACCACGATCGCGGCACAACGAAAGAAAGATGGCCAATAATACGATCAAGTTTGACATCAAGGCAGCGGTTGACACCGGAGGTCTTGATGAGTTTGTCAGCCAGCTTCGTCAGCTCAAGGACGTAGCGGAGCCGGCTGATCGCGTGCTCGGCCAAGCGGTCAAGGAGATCAAGGCCTGGGCCGAGGGTGCGCGCGTCTCTGAGCGGAATACGGCTGCGGCGACGACGGCGATCAATGCGCTCACCAGCGCGATGACTGCTGGTGGCAATGAGTGGAAAAGGGGCACGCAGGCTGCGAATGAACTGAATCGCAGCCTTCGCGAAACTGTCAATGCAGCCAATGCAGCAAAGGCGGCACTGGCGGCTCCCGCCAGGACAACGAGCGGCGCCGGTCAGCAGATTGCTGACATGCGCAAAGGGCTGCAAGATCTGACGATTGGCAGTGCGCAGTACCTGACCCTCCTGCAGCAAATCACAGAGAAAGAGGCTCTGCTGGGCCGCCGAACAGGGCGCGCTGGCGTTGTCGCGGCCAATCAGGCTTTTGAGGGTGCGCTGCTGACGCGCGGCTATGGCGCACCTGATCGACTGCAGCAGATGCCGGATACAACGGCTGCCCTGCGGCAGAGGCTGTCAGAGCTGGCCCAGGAGTTTCCAAACGTTATTCGCGGCAGCGAGCGCTACGTTCAGATCGCCACAGAGATGCGGACGATCGAGAGCCAGCTCGCCAGGGATCTGACTGGCACGACGCAGGCCCTGAGGCAGCGATCGGCGGCGACGCAGGCCAAGATTGACGCGGTGCGTGCGTACAACGAGCAGGCTATCCGCGAGCGGGTTGTAAATGGGGAGCTTAACATCGCTGAGCGGCGTCGCACGAACTTTGGCGATGTACCGCAAGCAATGCGGACTGAATCTGGCGTCTTCATTGCTCCGCCGTACAGGTCCGGCTACTCGGGCTTTGGGACAATGTACGATCGCCCGATTGGTCCGCAGACCGCGCTTGACTACTTTCAGTCGCGGGCCAATCAATTCCCGGCGCCGATTGGTCCGCAGACCCCACTGCAGTATTGGCAGTCAAGGACGACGAGTGGCGCCATGCAGGGGCCGGCAGCTCCAACAGACCTGTTCCGGTCGATCGGTGGCATCGACACGGCGGGCACGACCGCCAAGCTGCAGACCATGGGCCGCAGCTACGAGCAGGTCGCCCAGCAGATCCGCGACACCGCCCAGGCGGCCGGCGGCAGCACTCGGGCACTGCAGGCTGAACGGCAGGCGTGGGAGCAGCTCCAGGCGTCCGTGGCGCCGGCCAGCCGCGAGTACCGACAGGCTGGGCGCGAGATGCAGCGCCTGGACCGCCAGATGGGTGCCAGCAGGCGTGGGGAGCGGTTCCTGGAATCTGCGGGCGCCATCAGCGCTGGTGCGTTCTTCGGTGGCCCTGAAGGCCTTGCCGGCGGCCTGCTCGGCATGGCGGTCGGGGGGCCTGGCGCAGCCCTTGGAGGCGCTTCGATTGGCGCGCAGGTTGGCATCGTCAGGAAGGGGATTGGCGATATGGCAGTGTATTCGGCCGAACTCGGCAAGATGAGGATTGCCCTGCAGGGCGTCGTCAAAACACAGGAGGATTACGCCCGTTCAATCACGATCGTCAACGACGCAACCGCGCGACTCAACATCCCGCTCCAGGAGTCGCTGGGCGGCTTCACGAGACTTGCCGCGTCGATCATCGGCGCTGGCGGCAGCATTAGCGATGCTGAAGTTGTGTTTCGCGGCATCACTGGCGCCCTCAAGGCGACCGGAAAGGGGGCTAATGAAGTCCAAGGATCCATTACTGCTCTTTCGCAGATTTTCTCAAAGGGAAAGCTGTCGGCCGAAGAGATCAACCAGATCGCGGAGCGACTGCCCGGCACGTTCAACCTGATCGCTCAGGCCGCAAGGAAGACAGGTCCCGGCGAACTGGCGAAAGCACTGGAGCAAGGGCAGGTCAGCCTGAGCGATGTGATGCGATTCTCTGATTCGCTCATCATTAAATACGAGGACTCGGGAGAGAGGATCGCAAAGTCAAGCGAGGAGGCTGGAGCCAGGGCGGGCGTCGCGCTTGATAGGCTGCGCGAAAAAATCGGCGAAACCTTTCGGCCTGCTGGTGCAGACCTGCAGAACAATATCGCTCAATGGGCAAATTGGGGCGTTGAGGTTGTCGATTCAATCGGCAATGTATATAAATCGCTTAAAGACCTTGAGAGGAGCTTTTTCCTTAGCAAGTTGCTAAACGATTTTCGTGAAGCAAGGCAGCTGCGCCCGGAGCCCGAGCAGCAGCCGCAGTCGCAGCGATACGGGCCTGCCGCGCCGGCTAACACCAACGATGGCATTCGGAACAGGATTCAGCAACTTACAGTCCGCCTAAACGGGCTGCAACGCAATAGCGAAGACTTTAAGCGGTTGCAGGGACAGATTAGAACACTGGAAGACAAGCTGGCCGAGTCCTATACGCCGTTTGCAACGCCGGGCGGCAACGACGAAAAGGCCCGCAAAGCCGCAGAGCGAGAAGAACGAAAGCGCCAAGAGGAAGCCGCGCGCCGGCAACGCTTGGAACTGCAGCTCAATAACGATCGAGTCCGGTTGGACGAGCAACGCGCCGAGAATGCAATCCGCCTGGAAGATCGTATTTTCCAGCATCGGCAGGGGCTGATGCGCCGCGAGCGCGATCAGCAGCTGCAACTTGATCAGCTGAGGCAGCAGATACTATTCACAAGCCTCTCGCCAGAGGGGCGGACCGCAGCTGGACCTATCCAGGAGCTACTGCAGCGGTTCCAGTCTCTCACGCAGGATCGTCAAGACATTGTTGATCGACTGTCCTCTGCGGAGCAAGCTCTGAAGTCTGCGCAAAAGAACCTGGACAATGTGACCAGATCTTTTTCGGCGTATCAAGATGCGGAGCAGCGATCTGCTCGGCCCTCGGATGGTGACACACAAAGTTCGCGCACGCCTGGAATCGGCGATCAGTTTTTGGCACGGATTTTTGGCGGGCGGTTTGAGGAGGTAGCCGGACTTCAGCCACTTCCACTGCAGCGCATGTACCGCCAGATGGGGCGGCAAGTTCAGAGGTGGACTAATTATATTCAGAACGAAGCAGAGTATTGGTTGAAAGAGGAATACGGCACAAAGAAGCCTCTTATCCCGCAGGAGATTATTGATTCGACAATCGAAAAGGTGCGTGTAATTACAGATACGATCCAGAGATTTGATCCGCTTGAGCTTCAGTTTAGAGAGCTGGAAAATAAATCAAGAGGAGCATCTGGAAGTGGTCGCAGCAAGCCGGCCCCATTTAACACATCTGCATTTGATGCTATCTTTAGCAAGATAGAAAGACGGGTTCTCCTGGATGCCCACAACTCGCTGCAACGCGCCGGTGGATACCTTGCTGAGCTTGGGCCAAAGGCGGACCTGTCAGACTTCTTACCCGAAAACACAAAAAGATTTCTTGCGGATAGCATTAGGCAGATGCTATCGGATGACGATGGCGGATTTAGGCGGCGATACCTAGAGACAGACTTTAGTCATCACTTTCGCGCATTTTTCAATGATACCGTCAGGACCATTGAGCTTGAAAGAAGCCGCTCCGCCCCGGCTCGCGGCGGCGCTGGCGGCCATAACTCGCTTGAGCTTCCCGCGGCGCCAAGAACGCCCTCCGGTGGCGTTGATTACTTGATGCAGTACAGGAATCTGCGGGAGCTGATGGAGCCCCCGCGGATTACGCCTGGCGTTCAGAATCAATTTGATGGGGCAAGCCTTATTCCGCTGCTCAAGAAGTTTGAGTCGGTTGCGTCGCTTGGATACATTCCCGTGTCCATCAAGAATCCCGATGTGATTGCGCAGGCGATAATCGCGGGGGGTGCTAGGACGAATCGGGTTCGGGACCGCGACGCAGAGACAACTGGCTGGGATATTACGCATCCCGGCGGCAGAGGTGCCCCAGTTCGCGCTCCAATAGACCTTACGATTACTGGCACGGGCTTCCAAGGGAGGGGATCCGGCAGAACGGGAAGGGGGTACGGGAATTGGATTACGGGTGAGTTTGAGCTTGGAGGCAAAAAGTACGAGCTTCTTCTTGGGCATTTTGATCGCGTAGACGTAGCTCCGGGGATGAGGGTTCCTGCGGGCGTCCAACTCGGAACGCAGGGCATCACTGGGCGCACGATTGGAGCGCACACCACGACCCATGTAAATCCAAAAGGCAGCGCCAGCGCTCAAGATGCCTGGAACGCTCTTGAGCAGCTAACGCAGCGATGGGAACGGGGAGGTCTTACCACAACCCTCTCAAATGGCCGCGAAATCCGCACTCCCGGAGCAGCCGCCGCGGCGTTGAGAGCCGCTTCTGCGACTGGGCAGGTAGACGAAGCGCGGGCTGCTGTAAAGCAAATCAGGGCCGAGCTGGCACTATTCGATAGGGATCAGCAAGCGTTTAGCGATCTCTCGGTCAGCCTTGGCATTGAGCAGACGGTTCAGTCCCTCAAGGATCAGGAGATCGCGCTTCGCGATAATTATTCCGAATGGAAGGTCAGGAATCGACTGCAGCTTGAGGGTGTCAAGCCCGAAATAATTGATTTTGAGGTCAACAAAACAAATGCGCTAGAGCGGCAAAAGAGGCGACTAGACGATATGGATCGGCTCATGAAAAGACTTGGCCCCGCCTTTGATGCTATCGGCAAGGGTGACGCCTTCAGGGGATTCATGGAGCAGAGCAAGGGCGAGATTCAGCGGCGAACCAGCGGGATTATCGCCCTACAGAGTGAAGCGGCGCTGGCCGCCACAGACCCGATGCTTGAGTGGCAGAACAAAATGAACGATCTCGAAAAGTCTGCGCGCGACTTCAATGATACGTTGAAGCTGGCAATCAATTTGTCCAATCAGTTTTCTGGCAGCCTCGCCAGCGGCTTCTCCAGCGCCGCGTCGTCCATCATCAGCGGCAACGGCAGCATTCAGCAATCGTTTGCAGACCTATTCAATAATGTGTCCAAGATGTTCATTGATACGATCGCAAGGGTGCTGGCAGATCAGGCAACTAGCTTCATCCTGGATCTGCTAAAGCCAGCGGCTTCCAGTATTGCCCCAGGCCCCGTCGCCGTAGCCAATGGTATCGTTCCTCGCGCTGGCTTCATGGGTCCTGGCTTTGCCACCGGCGGCGTCAGCAGTGGTCCGACCTCCGGCTACCCCGTCACCCTTCACGGCACCGAGGCGGTCGTTCCGCTGCCGAATGGTCGCGCAATTCCGGTCGAAATGAAAGGCTCTGGCGGCACTAGCGTTGTAGTGAACGTCAACATGGGCACCGGCGAAGCAAGCGTGAGCAGTAGTGAGCGTGACGGTCAACTGCTTGGCACCGCGCTCAGCGATGCAGTGCAGGCTGAGCTGATCCGCCAGCAGCGGCCTGGTGGCATTCTCTACCGCCGCTGATGGCTACCTTCACGTTCACACCTGATTTCGACGCTGGAGAGAACAGCGAACCGCGGGTCCGATGGCGGCTTTGAGCATCGCCTGAGATTCGGGTTGAATACCAACCCTAAGGTCTATGAGCTGACATTTGTCGGTCGCAGCGACACTGAGGCAGATCAGATTGAGGCCTTTTTCGATGCGCTGGGCGCAGCTGAGGCTTTTGACTGGAACAGCTCGATCGCGGCACGCCGCAACCTGCTGACGTACTCGGAGGATTTGACGAACGCCGCCTGGACGCGATTCGCGCTGACCTCGATCACTGCAGGCCTGGCAGGCTTCGCCGGTGGCTCCAATGCGTTTGGCCTGGTCGCCAACACGACGAACACGCAACACTATTTTCAGCAGCAGGTCACGGTTCCAGCTTCAACGAACACCACAAGTTCAGTCTATGTCAAAAAAGGCACCGGCCGTGATGCGTGCCTGTTCGTCTATGGCACCACCGACTATCACGGCGTCATCCTGAACCAGAACACCAACGTCGCGACACTCTCTACATCTGGCTCACCAACGACCACCGACTGGGGCGCAGCGTCTGCAGGTGACGGCTGGTATCGCATCTGGATCACCGGCAGGCCCGATAATGGCACCATCCGGCTGCCGAAATACTTCGCCACCTCAGCCGCTGGGGCATTGAGCTATGCGGGCGATGCGTCGAGCACCAGCCTGCAGATCATGGCGCCACAGGTGGAGTACGGCGCACTCTCGTCCTACCAGCCAGTGGGCGCCGCGGAAGCGACGAAGAAGTTCGTCTGCGAACGCTGGAACCGGCGCTACCTGAACTGCAATAACAACACCGTGACCGCCACGTTCCGCCAGGTCTACGAGTCCTGATGCCTGTCCCTGTCGCTGATCTACAGCAACCGTCACCATCGGCGATCATCGAGCTATTCGAGATCCAGTTGTTCACGGCCATTCACGGTGAGAACACGATCTACCGGTTTCACAATGGCGTGAACGCCAAGAACGGTGGCAACGTGGTGTGGGCTGGCAACACGTACCAGCGGATGCCGATCGAGGCGGAAGGCTTCGAGTATTCCGGCACTGGCCAGCTGCCACGCCCCACGGTGCGGGTGAGCAATCTCTTCGGCACCGTCAGCGCGATCCTGCTGGCGCTGCCGCGTGGCCTGGAGGGTGCGCAGCTGACGCGGATCAGGACGCTGGCCAAGTACCTAGATGCGGTCAACTTCCCTGGCAACGTCAACCCAACAGCGGACCAGACTGCGGAGTTTCCTAGGGAAATCTTTTTCATCTCCCAGAAAACGCAGGAGAACCGCGATGTCGTCGAGTTCCAGTGCGCTGCCGCCTTCGACCTCGCTGGTGTGCGGCTGCCGCGGCGGCAGGCAATCGCCAATATCTGCCAGTGGACCTACCGCAG